GCGACCGTGTTATAGTACTTGTTTGTGGTATGACTTTACCTGCTGGTATGGTCTATAATAAAGCTTACGAGTTACTTGATATTACTATAGTTGAAGATTTGGGTATTACTGAAAGTTCTGATAGTTTGAATGGTGAGCTCGTTCATTATAATCTATCGGAAATGTTAAGACTTTGCCCCGACTTTACCTATTGGCTTATTCCTGTGGATAAGACAAAAACGATTGCTGCATTAGTCGATGATAATGATTTTAAAGCTGAAATAAGAAATATTGTTGATGTTAATGTTATTGGTATAAGTGGTTTGAATACAACTATTGCGAATGCATTAGTTGATTCTGTTGCTTTGCAAGGTTTGGTTGATGATTTTGCATCGGAACATTTGCTTATTGATGGTATTTTTGTTGAAGGTGTTGGTTCTGCTGTACCGATTGCAATAACTGCATATCCTGATCGTAGAACTATTACAGCTCCCAATATTCTGTATGTTGTAAGTCAAGACCCTTCAATTGCTAGTTTAGTTATTGCCAATAAGCTTCGTGCTGGTATTGGTACGGCACTTGGTTCTGTAGCTGTTCGTAAGGTTCATGAGGATATTGGAAGTGTTGATATTGAAGAAAAACCTCGCACACGTAAGGGTGAAGAAAATTACTCGCTAAGTAGCGAAAATCTTGGTCGATGGCTAAGTGCATCGTTAAGTGACGGTACAACTTTTAAAAGTCTTAGCCCAGCAGAGCAAAAGAGTTTGACAGCTAAAGGCTACATGTATGTTGGTTCGTTTGCAAATTACGGTGGCTTTTATTGGAATGGTTGTCCTACGGGAGTAACGAAATCGAGCGATTATGCTTATTTTAACTTCAATTGCATTTGGAATAAAGCAGCTCGTATTATTCGTAAAACGTTGATTCCTCGTGTTCGCAGTAAAGTGCCAACAGACCCTGCTACGGGTTATTTGAAAAGTACATGGGTAACTTCAACTGAAGGTGCTGTATTGTCAAAACTTGAAGCAATGGAAAGTGCTGGTAATATTGAAGGTAAAGATGTACGAATCAATCCTGCTCAAGCTCCAACTGAAACTATACCATTGAATGTGAAAGCAAAAGTGGTGGTAGGTAAGATTGTTCACGAATTCGATGTGGACTTAGGTTTAACTTCTAAATTGTAGAGAAATGGCAACTGCACAAAATCTTGTAAATAAATTCGGCAAAATGACCGGATGGAATAATGTAGTAATTAACCTTCTTGGAAGGGATGTTGTTGGTATATTATCTCTTGAATATGATGACGAATCTGAAGATGATAATGCTTATGGTCAAGGAGACATGCCCATTGGTTTTGGAACTGGAAATTATAAAGCAAAAGTTGCAATTGAATTATATGTAGAGGAGGTTAATGCAATTCAAAAAGTATTACCTCCAGGATCAAGAATTCAAGATATTGCTCCTTTCGATATTCTAGTTGAATACGTGTACCAAGGCATAAAATATAAAGATAGGGTTCGTAATTGTCGATTCAAAGGGCGTGGAATAGCTGTGAAGCAAGGTGATAAAACCATTGCGAACAAACCTCCAATGAACTTGAGTCATATCGATTGGAATATCGTGTAAATAAGAATCGTTTAGTTTGAAAATAGGGCAATATTAAGGTATTGTTGCAAGGAAGGGAAGCTTATTATAAGCTTCCCTTATTAAAAAAAAGAATTAATAATTTAATACATAAGAAAATGAAAAGTTTTAGTATAAAAGGAATTGTATTGTGCCTGTTGGCACTTGTTTGTTGCACGTTGGCAGTAAATGCCTCAAGTATTCATGTTGATTTTGCAAGTTTTTTGAATTATCAGACATCGGAAACGGTTAAGGCTGGTGTTCAATATGCTGTTTTGGCTGGTGTAGGTGTTTCGAGTATAGCTCCCGAAGTGATTAATGATTTTAAGCTAAAGTACGGGAATATTAAGATATTAAAGGTTATTGTTGTTGAAGAACTAAGTGTTATTGAATTGACTAAGGCTGCTGTTTTGGATGAGGCTGGTAATATTTTACAACCTGAAGAAACTGGTAAACGAATTATTACACCTGAAGAGTCATATAGTTTTCTTGTACGTCGTCCCGATCGTTCGCACATAAGAATGTTACTACCATTAGCTCAAGCAAGTAAAACAGACCCGGCTAAGGCCGATGAGTTTAATGAAACGGCTATTAAGAATTTAGTGGTTGGTGGTGATTTGAGTGCTTTAGAAGATGGAATGGTATATGTTGGAGTATGTGTACGTCTTAAAGAAATGATTTATCCAGCTCAAAGTTTTTTAGAGAACGCATAGCGTCATTTGAGATCAGTGATGATGATCTCGTAAGTAAAGGAGATGCCATATTAAGAAAAGTGTATGGCATCGATCCTGATACACTCAATGATGATGAGTGGTGCAAGCGTTATGCAGAATATCTGTTCATCAATAAACTCGATTTTAATAACATGAAAACAGCCGTACTGTCGGCTGCTATAGAAGTATTGTCTCAAATTTTACCTCAAAAGAATAGTAATGGCATCGACAACAACACAATGGATTCTTGAACTTGTTGATCATCTGTCAGCTCCAGCAATGGTGCTTAAAGATGCGTCAGACAAGGCTGCCAAAAGTGTAGATGCTATTGGTGAAAAGGCTGAAAATACAAGTAAAAGACTAAAGGGCATGTCGGCAATGGACATGTTTGCCGTTTCGCAAAGTGTTGATCAGTTAGCTCAACAATTTGATAAAGCAATGGCTCCTGGTATTGCTTTTAATTCATCGGTAAAAGACTTACAGGCATTAACGGGTATATCGGGTGATGCTTTAGATGAATTGGGAGATAAAGCCCGTAAATTAGGTAAAGACTTTGGTGTTGGTGCAACGGGAATGATGGAAAGCGAAAAAGGAATCCTTTCTCGTTTTGGTCCCGATATTGCAAAAAATGGTGATGCTTTAGATGAAATGGGAAAAGACGTTGCCACATTGAGTAAAACAATGGGTAACGACACAACTGGAGCTATGGATGCATTAACAACATCGATGCTTCAGTTTCAAGTTGATTTGAAAAACCCTCAAGAAGCTGCAAGTGAAATGACACGCATGATGAATGTGATGGCTGCAGCAGCTAAAGAAGGTGCTAGTGAAGTTAATCAATCGAGTGAAGCTATTAAAGTAGCTGGTGTTGAAGCTTCAAATCAAAAAGTAAGTTTCGAAGAAACAAACGCTGCTATTCAGGCATTAGCTCAAGGTGGGAAGTATGGAGCTGAGGCAGGAACTGCATTACGAAACGTGCTTAGTAAAATGTCAGGCATTGATATTGTGCCGAAAGAAGCAGCTGCTAAACTCGAAGCTTTAGGTGTTAATTATGATATTGTTTCTAACAAATCATTGCCATTTACTACTCGTTTACGAGAGTTAAAGAAGGCTCAAGGTGATGCAACTATTATGGCTCAGATATTCGGTGTGGAAAATGCTGCTGCAGCTCAAATATTGTTGCGTAGTGCCGATTATCAAGATGAAATGACTCAAAAGATAACAGGAACTAATGTTGCAACTGAACAAGCAACAATTGTTATGAGTAGTTATGCAGAATGGGTAAATCGTACAAAAGCATGGATAAGCGACCTAGGAATTAGTGTTTTTAATGTTGCTGGAGGTATGTTACCATTTGTTGATGGAATGGCTGGAGCTGTAAGTATTATGGCAAATATGGCAAATGCAAAGCAAGGTGTAGGAATGCTCTTTGATATGTTTAAAGAAATGCCAATGATTGGTGGGCTTGTAAGTGGAGCATTTGGTATGATGAGTACAGCAAGTACTATCTTTTCGGCTACCGTTATGGGTATACCGGGGTTTGGATGGATATTGGCAGCTGCTACAGCTTTGGCTGGAGCTGGAGGACTTGTTTATGCATTGCAACGTGCTACAGATGTTCAAAGTGGGTTTAATAAAACACTTCAGCAATCAACAAAATTACTCGATGATGACTTCTATGCTTTAAGGAAAACAAAAGAAGGCACATCGGAACGCAAAAAAGAAATTGAAGAAATAAACTCAAAATATGGTCAGTATTTGACTAATCTATTAACTGAAAAATCATCACTCGAAGATATTGCAAAAGCTCAAGATGAGGCGACTCAAGGTATGGCTAGGAATATTGCATTAAAGACACAACAAGAAAAGATTGGTAAGATTATTAGTGATTCTATGGTTGATGTAGAAAAATCATTCAATGATGTTGGAGCTTTGATTGCTAGTCAATATTCAGATAAATCTGTTGGATTAAGAGTTGCAGGTGAAGCATCTCCAGCAATTCAAAAAATATTGGATGGAATAAAAAAGAATCCGAGTGATGGAACTGGTATTAATGATTTAGCGAAACAATATGGTTTAAATGCCTACGATGTTTACGAATTGTTTGTGCCAGCAAAAGAAGCCATAATGAAACAAAATGCTCAAGTATCTAAAGTTAATGCATTTTTTAATGGCTATTTAGGCTCGAGTAATGGATTGAAGATTAGTAGTGGTACTGGTAAAAATCCTGATCCAAAGCTAACTGTTGATGATTTAAGTTCAAAAACAACTGGTTTGAGTGGTAATGGTACGGGGTCAATAAAAAATATCAGTCAAAAGATTGATCAGAAACTATATTTCACTATGAATAACGACATGAATGTTGATGCCATAGTTGAGAAAGTAGTTCGAAAAATTAACGATAGTTTACGTGATGGTTTAATAGCTGCTGTGTAATGGGAGAATTGTTTATACCAACGCTTGGTAAAGCTAAAGGACTAATACCGAATATCGATATTGGTTTTGCTGCAAGCCTTCTTAAGGATGTTTATGGTGTTGAAAGCCCTATATATCTTCCTTATGGGTTGCATCATGACTATAAAGCTAGAGGTTATATTATTCCTGAAGCTTCGGCAAATGTTGATGTGAATGGTTATAGTGGAATTTCAATCGTTCCTGAAGAAAAATACGATAGACTTTCAATGTTTGGAACTCCAGTAATGGGATCGTTTTGGGTTGAAGGTGGGTCGTATAAAGTATTTGATGAATGTACTGGTCAATTAATTGACAGACGTTATGATGATTTTGAATTTCCTGTAGCTACTATTGTAAGCCTTCGTCGACCTAAAAATATAATTAAAACTTCTATGCGTGGAGGTTATGGTACAGTGAAGGAAATATATGGCTTTGATGATTGGGAGATTCAGATTGATGGAATTATTTTCGATGATCCAAGTCGTAAAGGTCAAAAAACAAAAGATGAGCAAATGGATGCATTACAGCGAATAGATGAAATTGCTGGAAGTGTTTCTATTTTGAAAGGTAGTATTTTCTTGAATAGGAAAATAAGCAGAATAACTCTTGAGGAGGGAATAAGTTTCAATCCTATTCAAGGTAAACCGAATATTATGCCATTCAGCATAAAGGCTTGTAGTGATGATGATATATTATTAACTGGATTGTTATGACTTACGCATTGGATGGTAAAATAGTATTTCATGCTTCAAGAAATCGAAAGGAATTTGAAGTATATCGCTTTAGTGAATTTACAATTGAAAGTAGCTGGAGAAAATTAACTGACACAGCTGAGATTGTATTGCCACGTAAAACTGCCGACTATAATCGCTTTGCGTTACAAGATATATTTAAGGGAGGAGACCCAGTTTCTATTTTGGCAGGATATGACGGTGAGTCGTATGAAGAGTTCTCGGGTTATATAGCTCAAATAGAACCGGGCATTCCCTTAACAATACGATTGGAAGATGAAATGTATCATATCAAGCGATATGTTGTTAGCATAAGTAAAAAGAATTGTGGATTAAAAGAGTTGCTTATTGCTTGTGCTGATGGGCGTGAAGTTGATTGTAATGATACAAATCTTGGTACAGTTCGATACGACTCAGTATATGCATCTGTTGTACTAGAAGATTTAAAAAAACAAGGTATTTATTGCTTTTTTAGAAATAAAGTTCTTACAGCAATGAAAGTGTGTGATTCAAATGCGGAATTAGTTTCAGTAATGATTGAACGTACGGCTGATGAGAGTTTAAAGCAAAAGAATGTAGAAAAGGTACACGTTAAAGTTATTTCGCACCGAAAATTTGGAAAGAACCTAAAGTATGAATGTGGCGAAAAAGGAGGTGTTTCAATAAGTCTTGAGCAAAATGGCTTGAATCAATATGAGATTGAAGTTATAGCTAAAGATGCTTATAAAAAAGCGAAAACACCCGGACTTGATGGTGAGGTTACATTGTTTGGAGTTCCAAGGGTTAAACATGGAATGAGAATGGCTTTAAATAGTGTTATGTATCCTGAACTAAAAGGTACATATTATATTAATGCTGTAAAAAAAACAATGAATAAAAGCGATGGGTTTAAACAAATAGCAACATTAGGAGATAAAGCATCATGAGTGTAGCAGGTGAATTAGTTGAATTTGTAGGCTTATTTAAAAAACATTTAAATAGTGTTGTTAAAGCTGAATTTCGTTGGGTTACTGCTCAAGAAATTGATTGGGATGAAAAAACGATGACAGCTAATGACTCAAATGGATTGCCGTATTATGATGTAATGCTTGGTTTGGGATCAAACTATATAAAGCCTAAGAAAGGTAGCGATTGTTTAGTTTCAATTGTTGAAGGTCAAGATGCTATTGCGTTTTTGCTCTTTGCTGATGAGGTTGATCAGATTTGTTTTAATGGTGATATTGTTTTTAATAATGGCGAAAAAGGAATCCCTAAACTTAAGGAGTTGGAAGATAATCTTAAGAGCCTTAAAGAATATGTTGAAGCAATAAATACTGCTCTTCCAATAGCATTTAAAGCAGTACTGGCTTCCACTTCGGCAAATGGTACATTGGGATCGGAATCTTATTCGGCATCGATGCTTGGTAAAGTAATTACTCTTAAAGATATGGAGAACACAAAAATTAAGCAATAATGGCGGGCAGAAAAGGCATATTACTTACATCTGAATTTGACTTGATGATTAAGCCGGTTAAAAAGAATGGATTAATAATATCGGGTTTAGTAGTCGGTGATTCTATGGATCAAGATGTGGTTATTATTTTGAAGCTTCAGCAAGGTGAGTTAAAAGAAGATCCTCTTTGTGGGGCCGGATTAACAAAGTTTATGCGAGGTAAATACGATAAATCGCAGATAGATGATAGGATTAGAATTCATTTAACCCGAATGGGCATCGATTACGAAGAATATAAAAAGAGATTATCGCAAACATTTAAAACTCAAGAATAATGACACGACAATATCAAATAATCCAATTCTGCTCAAAATCGGCACGGTTCACGCCTTTTTTAATGGAGTATATGCCACAATATGGTATAAATACATTACAAAGAATTCGCCTTTTTCTTGCACAACTAGCACACGAAAGCGGTTCGTTTGTCTATGTGCGTGAAATTGCTTCAGGAGCTGCTTACGATACTGGAGCAAAAGCAAAGATGCTTGGAAACACACCCGAAAAAGACGGTGACGGCGAAAAATTCAAAGGTCGTGGTTTGATTCAGATAACAGGTAAATCGAATTACAGAAAGTGTAGTATTGCTTTGTTTGGAGATGAAAGATTACTCGAAACGCCTGAATTGCTTGAGCAACCTAAATGGGCTGTAAAATCGGCTTGTTGGTATTGGGAAACGCACGGATTGAATGCTATTGCCGATACCGATAACATTGAATTAATAACAAGAAAAATAAATGGAGGCTTAAACGGAATCGAATCTCGAAAAGCCTTTTACGAACATGCAAAAACTGTAATTGTTTAATATCATGGACTGGACACAAATCATAAGTCTCATATTGAACCTCGCTTTGGGCGGTGGGTTAATAGCATCGTTGGCAACGCTAAAGAGCCAAAAACGAAAAGGCGAAGCCGAAGCCGATAAGGCAAAAGCTGAAGTGAAAACGACAGAATTAGATAATGTTCAGGAGGCTATTACAATATGGCGAAACATGGCAGAAGCTCTAAGCACGGAATTAAAAGAATCAAGGGCTAATTCGAGCGAAATTGCTATACAAGTTGAAGCTTTACGAAAAGAAGTTGCACGCTTAACTACTATCAATAGTAAGATTTTAAAGCTACTTGATAAGATTACTGGAGATAATTTTGAAAAGGTTATTGAACAAATAAAAAAAGAGATCAATGAAACGAATGGGTAAATTATTATTGATACTGCTATTGTTAGTATCAATTTCGTGCCGTAGCACAAAATCGGTTGAGAAAGCTGTAGTAAAAACAAATGTTGTTGAGAAAAAGGATATTTCTACAACGGAAAAAGAGACGTTGCAGGCAACGTCTCTACAGAAAACTGCGGACAAAACAACGGAATGTGACAGTACTTCAGAATCGAAAACTGAGGTTGAATTGTCGAAACCTGATAGTACAGGGAAGCAATATCCAACTAAAATTACTTATACAGATCGATCGGGAAAACGGACGGTTAAAAAGGATGTTGCGGTTGATAAAAATAATACAATACTGGCAACGTCTGTACAGGAAAAACTGGATAAGTCGAAAACTAATGCATCAAATAAATCGAAAACATCGAGTACTGAAGAAAAGACTTCGAATGTAAAATGGTATGCTATTATATTATTCCTGGTACTTGTAATTATTGTCGCTGTTTTATATGCTATTAAACGTTTAAGAATACTGTAATGCTGGTACTAGAAGGACAATCGCTCAGTGATATTGCAGTACAAGCTTGTGGTTCGGCCGAAGCTTCATTTGCTATTGCATTGGCAAACGATTGCTCTTTAACAGAACCACTCGCACCAGGACAAATGTTAATAGTTCCTCCAGCTGTTAAAAAAGACATTGCTGCATACTTTAAAGACAAAGGAATTAAACCAGCAACCGCAATAACAACAGAACAATACAATAACACAATTCAAGGTGAAGGACTTGAATATTGGACAATAGGTGAAGATTTTATAATAACATAGTTATGGCACAAACAATAGCGGAAATAAAGAAAATAATGACAGATAAGTTTATGACCAATGAATCTGTTATTAGCTTATATGGGGTTGATCCAGCTACACCATTCGAGGCTCAATTCTCGAAAGTTTCGATTGAAAGCATATTGTTTTATTGCTTTGCTTATTGCGTTTGGACGCTTCAAATGATATTTGATACCGATAAAGCTGAAATGCTTGATTTGATTGAAACGAAAAAGCCACACCGCCGAAAATGGTATAGGGATAAAGCTCTAGCCTTTCGTTTCGGTAGGTTGCTTGTTAAGGATGATGATATATATAATTTAGGAAATATCGACCCGCAAACCATAACGTCAGAACTTGTAGTTCAGTTTGCAGCTGCTGTTGAATATCAAGGCAAATTGTATATTAAAATTGCTGGAGGTACATTAACCAGCAAATCAAAACTATCTGATGAAATTGAAGTTGCCATAAACGAGTATTTTGATGAAATAAAAGATGCTGGAGTAAAATTTGAGATTGTAAATAAAGAGGCTGACCACTTTATGGTAATAGCTGATATTTATTATAATCCCATGATTTTAGGAGCTGACGGCAAACGGTTGAGCGATGGTTCTGACGTTGTTCGTGATGCGATAAAAGATTATGTGCAAAACGCTATCGACTTTAATGGCGAATATCGCAATGTTTCGCTAGTTGATAGATTACAAACGGTTGAAGGTGTCGTAATACCTGAATTGTGGACAACAAAAACAGTAACTCACGATGTGTTTGTTGATAGCGTTAATTACGTTCCTTGGCAACCTATTCCTGCTAAATGCTTACCCGAAAGTGGCTATTTCAAAATATACGATGATGCCGATTTAGACTTAACATTCAAGCCTTATCAAGTAATCAATGAATAATATTCTAAACATATCATTTTCTAAATTGGTTGTCGATAAACTTCCAACATTCTTGAGATTTCAACGAGTATTCGCATTTTTGGAAGCTTCGATCACTCCGTTGGAAACGTTGTTGGATGACTTTAAAAAGTCCCGTGCCGACAATATTTACAAAATAACGATGAATGGTCAAGTATGCCACTTACGAGGTTTGCTTAATGATAATTTCGATATTGAATTACGCAGAATTAAAATTGTTGACGGTGAAACAAGCGACTGGCTGACTTTGTGGCGTGAAGACACATTTAGCGAAAACGATAATGGTCAACCAATTTGGGTTCAAAAAGCAACGAGCGTAACAACCGATGCGTTAGGTAATAAAACATATCATAACAATAATGCGGTTTTAATCTATAAACAAGGAGCTGTTGGTTCGATAGGATATGATTTTGTAATAAAAATTCCTAAAGAGCTTCAGGGCAAAATAGATGAGGACAGATTAAAATCGTTAGTCAATTTTTACAAATTAGCAAGCAAACGTTACACACCAATCTATATTTAATATGAATAAAGCAAATTTTTTAGATAAGCAATCATATCCGATGAGTTCGGAAACTGGAGATTTTTTACAGCAAATGATTGTAATGACTGCCCGATTGTCGAGTATGGGTGGAACTAATTACATTTTGTCGGGATGTTTGAAAACGGGAAACAATATTTCAGACGGCTTTGTAGTGCTTGGAGGCGAAATATTGCCTTTTAAAGCAAGTGTGCTTGATAGTACAGGTAAGATTCAAATTAATGAAGTATATACACATGTAAATGTTTATGATACCGTATATCCCAAAGCATATACCGAACGATATGTAACAACAGGAAGTGTTGGTGTAACGTATTTATGGGCGACATTGGTTCAAGTGCCAACATTAGCCCAGTTGAGTACTTCAATTGCAACTATCAATAATTCGCTGGCAACAATGAATGGTACAATTGCGGGTAAAGCTCCAAGTGTTCACAATCATACAATTGCTCAAGTAACTGGTTTAACAGATGCTTTGTCGGGAAAATCGGCAACGGGACATGGACACGATGCTTCAGAAATTACAAATTTGCCGAAAGGAGTTGTATTGACTGGAAGTGTTAATATTGGAGATTGTATAGGTTCTGATGATCTGAAGACACTCGATTTTAGTCAAGTGTTACCAACGAATAATTATATTGTTGTTGGTTCTCTTAGGAGTACTAAGCACGATGGTATTGATGATGCAAATAGATATTTCAATAATGATAACGATGTCATTTGGATGGTTCGCACAAGGAAAACATCAGGATTTACACTAGCACTTCACGAAACTGAAGGCGGGGTTCAAGAACTTTATTTTGAATATGCAATTATAATGATTTAATAAAGCGACAATGGATAAAAATACACTATTAGGTTGGGTTGTAAAAGGATGGAAGCCAACCGTAGAACAGGTAAAAGCATGGATGAATAGTTACCGTCACATTGATGATGCTATTCCTATGTCTGCCGTTGAAAATCTTGAGCAAACACTAAACTCAAAAGCAAATGTACAATCGGTTAACGATGCAATTGCTCAAGAGGCAACAGCACGCTCAAATGCTGATGCTATACTTGAAGAAAATATAAATACTGTTGATGCTGATTTGACAGCTGAGATTCAATCAAGAATTAATGCCGATAATCAATTACTTGCTGGTATTGATAATGAGGTAACCCAACGAGCTCAAGCTTTAATAGATTTAAAGTCTGAAATTCTAAATGGTTCTCCCGAGCAATTAGATACATTAAAAGAAATATCTGAAGCTTTAGGCAATGATCCTAATCTGTCGGCTACAATGATGCAATTGATTGGTGATAGAATATCTAAGCCAGCAAATCCAACTGCAGGGAAAATATTGAAATACGATGGTAATAATTGGGTTGCTGGAAATATAAATATTCCTACAAGTGTTTATTACTTAGATTCAGATGCGGTTGCCGATAGTGATACGGATAAAACATATAAAACATTCACTGGATTTTTAAGTTCTTTAGATGCGGGAGTCTTTAAAACGTACAAAGAGGTTGTATCAAGTATTTCTGGTGGAACTAATAGCATAAATGTATTTAGTTCTGCAGGTTTATATATAGGTCAGTACGTATCATTTTATTCAGAAGGTGCTGGTCAAGCATTTCCACTATGTACTCGAATTTTGGAAATTTCGGGTAATACGGTAACGTTAAATAATAACTCATCTTATGGAATAAGCCCAGCAAGTATTAGATTCTGGACACCTATTATTGTTAAGACAGATGGTAAATTTACTATAACAGGAAGTATAAATAGACCTGGAGTAACTTATGTAACCGATAGCGGTGCTAAGATATTTAGCCGATCAGTCAAAATTGTAGAATATACATATGCAGATTATGTGTTTCCACAACAAACTCTTAGAGGAAATTGGAATATAGCTTTGTCTAATACATCATCGTTTATATTGTATAATTTTACCACTGATATAGGAGTAACAAATCCAGTCTATAACTTTTCCGATGAATGGGATTGCTTATATTCAACTTCATCAAGTATACCGATATTATATTATTCAAATAATGCTTTTGTAAAAATAATATTAAAGTATAAAACATTAATCACATCAAATACAAATATTTTTCAAAATTATACAGGACAATGGGACTCATCACCAAATATGTCATTATATGTGGAACACAAATATAGCTATGGATATTTGGGTGGGTTTTCAATAAGAGGATGTGATAATTTTTACATATCTAATGGTATTTTAGAAACACCAAATGGTATAAACGCACTTAATATACAATCTGATGGAAGGTTATCTAATAAAATAATAGATACAGATATATTAAGTGGTAATGTTTCAATTCAAGCAATACATTGTCGTTTTAATGGAAATATACGCAATTCGTTATCAGCTTCATTTTTTGGGGGACAAGGTTCATATAGTTATGATATGATTTTTGGTATGGTTATTTATGGTAACATACAAGCATTAAATATTTATATTAATTCGTGTACAACTTATGGCAAATTAACTGCAAGTAGTATTAATTTAAGTGGTGACCAGCCATCCAATATTTATGGCACTTTTCAAGGTTACATAAATAGTACATGTGCACATGCAATTATATATGGGAATGCAGCATCGACATTATCATTAAATGTAACTGGAGGAATTTTGAAATTTAAGGGCAATGGAGGTGATTGGGGATATAGCTCACATAATATTTCAAATGGCACTTTAGTCATTGAAGGCGAAACATATAATGGTTATACTGGTTATAACGTAAATGCTGGTGGGGTATTAATTATTGAACATTCAGCAAGTTTAAATACTTATAATTGGAATCAACCTTTGATAAATATTTACGGTGGCAAAGTAATACTTAAAGGCAGATTAAATCAAGGAGGTACATCACCAGCAATAATTAAATCCGCAGGAAAATTAGTAATTAAAAATGGGGTTATTTGTTGCAATATTGCAACAAACCCTATTAAAATAATATCTAATACAACAGAAGCTAGAACTCTACACATTACGGAAGCATATACTAACTGTGATGGATTTACAAATAGTATACTTAATACATTTGATACAAGTGGAAATACATTTGCTCCAATATCTAAATTCGGAGCAAAAGCAATAATAATAGAAGATACTGAAGTCGAATAATTAAAAATAAAACAATGAAAAGCATAGTAATAGATTTAGAACGTAATAATGTTATTTTAGTTGGAGATGGTGGAACTATTCCAATAGGATTTAGTAAATTATCTCCAGTAGAGTTATCAAAACTAAATTCATTCATTACAGAGATAGAGAAATATGATTCTCCAGTTCTTAAAACTCTAAAAAAAGCTACATTAAATGGGTCTATCGTTGTTATTCTTTCAAACGATGATAAGATAGTTTCTAAAAGTTTGACTGATTTAAATCCGTTACAGGTAGCTCCGCTTAATGAGCTTTTATCGATGATATCTCGTGAGCAAACAGTTGATGAAATTACATATACTAAGGCAACGAATGTAATGTGTATTAATGGAGTTGAAATGCCCGCTTCAAATCTTGGTGCAACATCATTATTAGATAGAATTGAGGCAGTTTGCTTGGAGCTATTGAATATGTAAAAC